ACAGGGAATAACTTATTCAAATCAACTCCCAAAGCTGAGAAAATAGGGGGTCCAACATTTTCCGGTCTACTAAACATCAATCTAAAAGATCCAAAATACTTATTAAACAAAATCATGTAATCCAATTGAGCATAATTTACTATTCTACTATTTCCAATTGCTATTTTATCAAGAGATCTAAGTTCATCCTTAATAGTATCTCCAAAGAATGAATTAAAAGGTATACTTCCCTCTGTTGCCATACGTTCCCTAGTTGAAACCCTTTCAGCCAAAGCTGGCTTCATTGTATAAAATTTCTTACCATTTGCCAATATTTTCTCTACAAAAAATGGTTTCTTATATTTACCTATCTTATTAAAAATTGGGCCGGCACTCTTATTCATAACCAAACCACAATTCATTTGATGTATCTTATGTGAATCAATTCCATTAATTGCTTCTGAAAATTTCAATTTACCAACTACATCATCCTTATAATCAGAATACAAATTACCCAAAAACGAAAGTATTTCCTCTCTTACTGCACTAGGAAGATAAATATCCCACACTGAAGGTGTATTTGTTTTATTAACTAATTTTTCTAAATAAACTTCAGGATCAATTTTCAACCTCTGATCTTTCCAATGTTGTACCGATGGTCCATGTGTTTGTTCTAAAAATGGGGCCAAAGGGGTCCTCTTAAGTTCAGTTTTTGCTATCATAGGCATTGTTTCCAATGCTGTTGCTTTCCTAATATTATTATAACAAGCCATACTAGTTGCTTTCATATACAATATATCTGATGTTGTCATTTTGACTTCCTCATCTCCATGTTCTTCCATCAAAACCAAATCCCCAGAAATCTCCGGAAGAAGTCCTTCTCTCTTTATGCAATGTATTTCGGCTAGGCCATCCCTAACCATTTCCTTAGTGACAAGTGTCACTGCAGAATTGTTAATATTTCCAGCAAAACCTACTCCTATAACTAATCCATCTCCAAAATATTTAGTATTTTCAACAAAACATGGACCTCCACAGTATCCAGGTTTAGATTCAATTGGCGCTGTAATAACATAATCATATTCATCGTACTCTCCTGTATTACTACTTTTAACTGCAATTTTAGTGGTTCCCCAAGCTGGGATCTTATGTACAACCTTAGTTCTATTTCTACTATCATACAAAACTCTACCTCCTTTACTACCTTTAATATGATCTATTTGGTTATACGACACAAATTTATCTGAAATATTTCTAAAAGTAAAACTATTCAAACCCAAATTATACAAAGCTGCATCAACCTTTCCATCATCATCATCTGTAAAACAAACTAAATTTTGACCCTTGAACGGAATTTTAGTTTCAATATTTTGTTGTGAATAATAAACTTCAATAATATCTCCCTCAATCATACCTTCAAAGAAGTGCCCTACTGTTAAAACACAAGTTCCACACAAACCCAAAGCATTCATTGAACCATTCTTACTTGTAAGAAGAACCATATTTTTATCAAGCAATATATCTAAATCACCATGTCTCTCCATGGTCATAATTTTACGTTTACGAATTCCACCTACTGGAGTACTCTTTTTCATTTCTCCATCATATTGATCAAATGCATGTAATACCTCTCCAGTCGAACTCTCATTTGCTACTTGCTTATAATACCTTTCATTCTCTTTATCCTTAAAATAACCAGGTGTTTGTTCAGCGTATCTTATAATCCTATTCAATTCTTTGTCTTTATCATTATATGACGTCATCTCTGACGGTTTTGTTGGTTTTCCTGTAAACATAGTTTTAATTGAATCAACTGCGGTATGGGCCAAATCCCAACCTTCATGCATACATGCAACTCTCAAAAATGTTTTAAGCCTCTGTAAAAGTATGATCAAAGCAATTCCACCAGAAAATTTAACAAAATTATCCTCCATAAATCCTTGCCAAGCCATCTTATTAAAATGACTAACTCCAAAATTTTTCCACATTATATA